TAAGGGAGCAATCATATATAATAATGCTCTCAAACAAAAAGGATTGGATAAAAAATATCCACTCATCAATGATGGAGAAAAAATCAAGTTCTCTTACTTGAAAACACCAAATCCATTCAAAGAAACAGTTATATCTTTTCCAGTAACTCTACCCAAAGAGTTTGACTTACAAAAGTATATCGATTATGATATGCAATTCGAGAAAGCTTTTGTCGAACCAATTAAAGTCGTTTTAGATTGTATGAATTGGAATATTGAGAAGCAAAGTACACTTGAGGATTTCTTCGGATGATAATCGTCATATTAACACTACTAAATGCCATATTTTTATCTGCTGTTGCTGCATATTATTCAGTAATAGGTCTAGCAGCAATCTTTCCGGGTTCATTCTGGCCTGTCGTTTTGATGGGTTCTGTTCTAGAATCTGCAAAACTAGTAACTGCATCATGGCTATATCGTAACTGGAAAACAGCACCAAAAGTATTAAAGTATTATTTGACTTCTGCTGTTGCTATTCTAATGCTCATTACATCGATGGGTATTTTTGGTTATCTGTCTAAAGCACACCTAGAACATGCATCAGATATTAGTCCTGTTGCCGATAAAGTTGCGGTGCTTGATGAGAAGATACAGACACTAAAACAAAATATTGAAGCTGATAGGAAAACACTAAAGCAGCTTGATGATGCTGTTGATAATGTCATGTCTCGTTCCGATTCTGAACGTGGAGCAGAAAGATCCATTCAAATTAGAAAAGCACAACAAAAAGAAAGAAGCCAACTTAATGAAGAAATAAACAAAACACAAAAAGAAATTGCAAAACTTACTGAAGAAAGAGTACCACTTACCATAGAATTACGAAAAGCTGAATCTGATTTTGGTCCTATTAAATATGTTGCTGAACTTGTTTATGGTTCCGGTGAAAAAGATATTATAGATAAAGCAGTAAGATTGGTAATCATTTTAATTATGATTGTATTTGATCCTCTTGCTGTGTTATTATTGATTGCAAGTAATATTTCTTTTGCATCTTTAGAGAAAAAACCACCAAAGAAAAAATATGATGAGAGAGAAAAGAACCCCGTATACCAGAGGGTACTTGAAAAAATGGAGGAAGCGAAAAGAAAGCTTGAGGATGATCCTGATCCGTCTCCGAAAGAAGTACCCAGGGAAGAAAAACCAAGACATGAGGAAAGGTCTGATGAGGTGGTACAAGTTCGTAAAGAAAATGTCATTGTGATAGATGAAGCATCTGGCGAATCAATACCTCCTATTACTAAAGAACCGACACATGAAAAAGTAGAAAAGCATGTTTCCCCTGGCTTGTTTACAGTAGAACATGTTCCAGTAAAAAAGTTGGAACCTAAATATGATTATGACGAACCGCTAGCCTTCAAAGAAAAGGATAATAAATGAGTATTTTGGAAAAAATTAAAAAGAATAGTAGCATCAAAGAATCTGCTATTCTATCGAAATCAAAATTTTTCACGCAGAAGGATATGATCCCAACTTCTGTACCAGCTATTAATATTGCACTAAGTGGCAAGCTAGATGGTGGATTGACTCCTGGCTTAACCATGTGGGCAGGTCCATCAAAGCACTTCAAGACTGCCTTTAGTCTTTTGATGGCTAAATCTTATTTGGAGAAATATCATGATGCTGCCCTTTTATTTTATGATTCTGAGTTTGGTACTCCTCAATCTTATTTTACCTCATTCAATATTGATACCGATAGGGTGCTTCACACTCCTATTACTGATATCGAACAGTTGAAGTTTGATATAATGAACCAACTAACGAATCTTGAACGAGATGATAAACTTATTATCGTTATTGATTCTATTGGTAATCTAGCATCAAAGAAAGAGGTTGAAGATGCATTAGATCAAAAATCTGTTGCAGATATGAGCAGAGCAAAACAGATCAAATCTCTGTTCCGTATGGTAACACCACATCTCACAATGAAAGATATTCCTATGATTGTGGTGAATCACACATACAAAGAGATTGGTATGTTCCCTAAAGATATTGTTGGTGGTGGTACAGGCTCATATTATTCTGCTGATAATATTTTTATTATTGGTAGACAGCAAGAGAAAGAAGGACAAGAAATTGTCGGATATAATTTTATAATCAACGTAGAAAAAAGCAGATATGTCAAAGAAAAATCAAAGATACCTATTTCTGTATCCTTTGATGGTGGTATTAGCAAGTGGTCTGGTTTATTGGATATTGCACTCGAAAGTGGTCATGTAACAAAACCAAGTAATGGCTGGTACTCTCGTCGTGATGAAGATGGAGTTTATGAAGATAAAAAGTATAGACTGAAAGATACAGAAACCAAAGATTTTTGGCTTCCTGTATTAAAACAAAAGTCCTTCCGTGAATTCATTGAAAGTAAATATTGCATCGCCAACGGAGAAATTATTTCTGATGATGAAGTGGAAGAAGTGTTTGATGTTGAGACTACAAACGGAGCATAAATGACTGAAGGAATAGACTATTGTTTCATCTATCCCAAAGATGACCCACAATCAGTACATGTTCGTCTATTGAATGGTAAATACAAAGATACTGTATTCAAATATGGTAAGGTAAAGTTTGAAGAAAGACATAGGAATGTGTATTTACTTTTTGCTTACGATGTGTTAGAATCTACTGTTGATAAGCCCAAGAAACTGGAGAAGGATGCAGACTTCAAAAACTACTTGGGCGATCTATTGGTAGAAATCATGTCGGGCAATCTTGAACAGGATATAATTGATGAAACTGGAACAGACGATATTAAAGAATCTGATTTACAATGAGGAATATGTTAGAAAAGTTATTCCTTTCCTAAAGACAGAATATTTTCAACATGGTACTGAAAGAATAATTTTCAATGAGATATCATCATTCATATCATCTTACAACTCTCCACCAACGATTGAAGCTATTACACTTGCCGTCAAAGAAAAGAAAAATCTTACAGATGACCAAGTGGCGCAATGTGAAACTTACCTACAAGAAATTGTTGAAACTTCAAAGGATGAAACCAAAATTGCTTGGCTCCTTGACAAATCCGAAATATTTTGTCAAGAGAAAGCTATCTATAATGCTGTCTTGGAAAGTATTTCTATTCTCGATGGAAAGGATAAATCTAAAGAGAAAGGAGCTATTCCCAAGATATTGGCTGATGCATTGGGTGTAGGTTTTGATACAAACATTGGTCATGACTACTTAGAGAACTCTGATGAACGATATGAATCGTACCATAGAAAAGAAGAACGTATTCCATTTGATCTTGAATACTTCAACAAAATTACAAAAGGTGGCCTTCCAGCTAAGACTCTTAATATCGCTTTGGCTGGTACCGGTGTTGGTAAGTCTCTTTTTATGTGTCATGTGGCCGCTGGCTGTATGGTACAAGGGAAGAATGTCCTCTACATCACAATGGAGATGGCGGAAGAAAAAATTGCAGAACGAATCGACGCCAACTTATTGAATGTAACGATTGATGAACTTGCAACACTATCAAAAGAAATGTATGACAAGAAAGTTGAAAGAGTAAGAAAGAACACAACGGGTAAACTTATTATCAAAGAATATCCTACGGCAGCAGCATCTACTGTACATTTCAGGACACTTCTAAATGAACTTCATCTCAAACGTAGCTTCACTCCTGACATTATTTTTATTGATTATCTTAATATTTGCGCCTCCGCAAGAATCAAAGCAGGAGCAAATGTCAACTCATACACCTATGTCAAGTCAATTGCCGAAGAACTGCGAGGTCTTGCAGTTGAGTACGGAGTTCCAATCGTTAGTGCTACACAGACTACAAGAAGCGGATTTACTTCATCTGATCCCGGGTTGGAGGACACAAGTGAGTCTTTTGGTTTGCCAGCAACAGCAGATTTGATGTTTGCTTTGATAACTTCAGAAGAACTTGAAGCACTAAATCAAATCATGGTCAAGCAGTTGAAGAATCGATATTCTGACCCCACAACACACAAAAGATTTGCTGTTGGTATTGACAAATCGAAGATGAGGTTGTATGATGTTGAACAAGCAGCACAAGATGGTATTATTGATGCGGGTAAAGTTGATGATAAGCCTCTGAATACTTTTGGTGATAGAGAGAGAATGTCAGGCAAGAAGAATAAGTTTGGTGGCTTCAAGGTATAAATATTTAATTATAACCTAATTTATAAAACGATATGAGTGCTGCATCAGACAAATTTGAACAAGACGTAGCAAAAGAAATAAACAAGCTACCAGGCATT